GTTCCTCTGGGTTATGATCCCGACCGGCCCGAAAAATCAGGCGGCCAGAACCATAGCCGGGGTCTTCCATGCCCCGCCACCTAGGCGTAAGTCGTCAACATTGACGACAGGCAAACCTCCATTCCCATCGTTATCGTTACGGCGCTCGCCGATGATGCTGAGCGCCTTGGCCGGCGTGAGAGTCGGATCAGTCAGGACGTCAAGGGAGACGCCCACGAACTCAGCCGCCTTCCACATGTCATTCAGTGCCCAGTTGCTCTCTCCTGACATCATGCGGGAGAGATTCTGTGGGCGTCTGCCGATGTATTCGGCGAGGTCTTTTCTGTAGCGCCCTTCAAGCTGCATCAGCATATTCAGGTTCAAAATCGCTATGTCCTGCGGGCTAGCTGCAACCTTTGGGGCTGTCATAGTTACCGTCATGCCCTTAATGATACGCAAAAGTGATTAGTAGCGCAAGAATCTCAGCATGTTGAATCAAAATCAAGACACGCCGAGAGTGCTCGAAATCGATTAGTGCGTGATATGGTTAGCAACCATGAACGCCAATCAAAAACGATTAGTGACGCTTGAAGGTGATAACCCAGCGTCCCGCATCTCAGGACTGATCGAGATGCGTCATTGCCTTCAGAAAGACGTGGCGCTCGCCATCGGTATGAGCGAACAAGTTTTCTCCAACAAAATGAACGGCCTCCGATCCTTCTCTGCAAAGGATTACAAGGCGCTCGCCGACTTCTTCAACACCAGTGTTGACTACCTCATGGGCCGCACCCTCGACCCGTGGCCGGTGGACACTCCCCAAGCCGAGGGGGTGGCGTCATGAAGGTGAAAGACCTGTACTGGGCGGCCAGGAACTCGACCTTTTTCATAAACCTGGAGAGCGAGGGCCGGCCGCTGCTGTGCGAGCCGAGACTATCCGACGAGGGTGGCGTGCGCATCCGTCTGTGGCTGCGCGACCCCGCGGGAACGGGGACTGGCGGCGCGATCGCCCTGCTGTCTCGTCATGAGGCGGCGGTCATGGCGAACGCGATCAACACCCGGAGCAACTGGATCGGCGAGAAAACCAGCGACATGCCGCGCATCGGCGTGAGCGTCACCGGGGACTCGACCGTGATCCGGTTCATGGAATGCGAGGGAACGGGACACATCGCACTCCCTCTGGCGGATGGCGAGCGTTTGGCGTCGTGGCTGCACGACATGGCCGACGGCTGCTGGTGTGCCCACTGCGGATACGTGCCGGAGGCGGCGAAATGAAGTGGCGCATCGTCTCCGCAATCATCTACCTCATATGCGCACTCATGGACATACCCATGGGCGTCATCCACAAGAATTTGTGGGAGATCACATGCGGCGTGCTTTTTCTCACCCTCGGTCTCAACCAATTCAACCAATGGCGAAACGAACGAGGCGCACGCCACCCATCCGCCGACATCCCGCCGGCCGCCCCGCCCCGGCCTGAACTCAGCATCACGGCCGATCCCGTCGTGTATCGCGATCCCGTCTCTGGAGAGCGGTTCGCGGTAGTGACGATCTCCAATACGGTCTGTCTATGGGACTCCAGCGCCCAAGACGCATTGACGACAGCCTATTCGGAAATCTTGTGGCTAGGAAATGGGCAGGGCGAGCGTACCAGCACCACCGCCAACGCTCTGAATCAACAAGAGGCTTGTGGTCATGATCGCGAAGATCGATAGTGATTCGTCTCGCATGCGCCGCTGGACGCCGCGTAAAGGCGGAGGTAGTCACCCATTTGACAATGACGGTGGCCTTCTCTCTGTTCTGTTCGAGTTGAATGCCGATCGTATCGCCGTTGGCCAATGCATCGGTGCTGTCGCGCAGGTCTTCGCTCTTCAGCCGAGTGCATCCGTCAATGGGCGCGATCCAAGCGGAGAGCATTACGTAACCGCCATATGTCGAGGCCTTCACGATGCAGGCGTTCCGGTTTGCCTTCAGCCGCGTCACTTGGATGTGAACCGCTTCGACCGGTCTCATGGTCTCGGCTCGCACGATCTGCCATATCAGCAGCGCGAACGTCGGAACCGCCAGAGCGTTCACGAGATTCTGCAACCAGTCCCATATGTCCATTGATTCTTCCTTTCCCCGCATGCAGCGGATTGTTTGTGTTGCAGCTTCAAGCCTACGCGGCACGGGGAAAGGGCCTTATCTTCCGAAAGGAACCCTCATGATCTGGTTCGTCATCTCCATCGTCCTGCTGCTCTTCAGCGCCGCCGTCACCGGCGTCGCGCTGTCCAACAACGTCAAGGGGGCCGGCATCGGCCTCATTCCGGGCCTCGTCGGATTGCTGCTGCTCATTCCCGCATGCCTGTACTCCGTGGACGTGGGCGAGGTCGCGGTCATCCGCAACATGGGCGGCAGTCTGGCCGGTCATTCCGAAGACGCGGGCTTCCATTGGAAGACGCCGTGGCAGAGCGTCATCAAATACGACACCCGTAACAACCTCATCAACTTCTACAAGGACACCGATTACAAGTACGACGGCGGCAGCGCGGTCGGCAAGCAGGTCACCGTCAACGACAGGAGCGGCGCTTCTGCAGACATCGACATCCAAGTCAACTACAGCCTTGATCCGAGCGCGGCCGAATACCTGTACTCGGAGTATGGCAAGCAGCAGACGTTCACGCAGAACTACATCAGCAACGATCTGCGTTCAGTGGCGCGCGAACAGTCCGGCCGGTTCGACACCCTGACGATGCTCACCAATCGCGGCGAGTACACGAAGGCGGTGCAGGATGCGCTGGCGGCGAAGTGGAGGAAGATCGGCCTGACCGTCGAGCAGGTCAGCGTGCAGGACGTGCGCTACGGCGAGGCCATCACCAAGAAGTACACGGAGGCGCAGGCCGCCGAGATCGACAAGCAGAAGGCGCTCAACGAGCAGCAGGTCGCCAAGACCGAGGCCGAGACCAAGAAGATCAAGGCGCAGGGCGAGGCCGACGCCAACGCCGTGCTCAACGAGAGTCTGACCGACAACGTGCTCAAGCAGCATTACATCGACGCATTGTCCAACGCGGACCAGCTCGTCGTCGTCCCCGACGGCGCGGACACGCTCGTCCAGACCAAGTAGGGGTGGCGGTCATGTTCAAGCGTTATCCGTACACCATCGGCCTGTTGACCGTCATATCGTTCGTCGTCTGCGTGGGATGGCTGTTCACTCACGATGCCTGCATGCATCCGATCGGCAATGGCCTCGCCGCGTTCTGGGCGTTCGTGGAATGCCCCGTGGTGTTCGTCGCACTGTTCGAGGAGGCCGGCGAATGAACTTCGATGCACTCGTCTGGCAGCAGTGGGTGATCCTCGGATACGCGCTGCTCGAACACTTCATACTCATCGGCACGCTGCGCGAAACGAAGGCCAAGCCGGGAGCGCTTGTGTACCAGTCGCTCAGGCTCGTCATTCTCTGCGCGCTCGTGCTGACCATTTAAGGCTTGCCCGCCGCCATTGCGACCTTCCTTCCGATGCGGCGGGCGGCGACAAGGAACAAGTCGTTAACACCACCTCTCTCAATGATCGCGCCGCCGGTTCTCTCCACCGGCGGCGCGCCAAGGGCGGGCAGGTTCGCCCCCGGTCGAGATTCGCGTCAGGTGGGCGCGGGCAAAGACCGGGAAGCCGTTCGATTCGGCCGCCGTCCACTGGGGCCGCGTCAACGTCGGCCGCGATCCATCCCCATACGACAGGAAGTCAGTGGATTGCGGAAGCGATGGCGTGCGAGCCGGTGGTCTCCATTGCCGGCGTCGACCACGCCAGCGCGGCCCCGCACCAAACGAAGGAGTCCCATGAACACCCACCGCAGTCTCATGGTCTGGCCCATCACCGAACGGGGCCTGACCATGACGCCCGGCGAACTGATCGCCGAGGCGCTGGACGCGATCTGCGAATGCAATTCACGGCTCGACTACCCGCGCCTCATCCTCATGCCGTCGCCCGCCGCGTTCGTCATCGACCGAGGCGCGGCGACCATCGGCGCGGAATGCGAATGGGCATGGAAACGGGACATCAGGAAAGGAACATCATGACATCCAACGAGGAAATGGCCGAAAAACTCGCCGAGAAGTTCTACGGCCTCATCGAGGGCGACGTGTCCGTCTCCGGCGGTGAGCTGGCAAAACTGTTCGTCACGGCGCTCGACCAAGCCGGCCTCGCATTGAGCGAGAAAGCCAAGGCCTACATATCCTTCGAACCTGTGCTGCCCAATGGCAAGACGCTCGCCGACATGTTCGCCTCCAGCGACCGGAAGCCGCTCGGCACCGTCCTCGACGACGAAGACGACGAGGAAGAGGACGACGGCCCGGATGACGCCGGCGAGCTTGACGAGCTGGAGCACATGCGCGACGTGGCCGACATGGCCTATGCGGCGCTCTCCGACCTCGCCCTGCACTGCCACAACCGTCGCGAAGACGTGGCATGGGGCATCGCGAGCAGCGCAGCCAAGGACGCGCACGTCCTCGCCACGTTCGTCGGCGACTGGATCGAGGACATGGAGGACGAGGACTAGTGGCCGGCGAAACCATCCTCACGATCGTCGGCAACCTGACCGCAGACCCCGAGCTGCGCACCACCGGCACCGGCACGCAGGTGTGCGGCTTCACCATCGCCTCCACGCCGCGCGTCTGGAACCGGCAGGCCAACCAGTACGAGGACGGCCAGTCATTGTTCATGCGCTGCTCCGCCTGGCGCGACCTCGCCGGGCATTGCGCCCAGTCGCTGTCCAAGGGCATGCGCGTCATCGCCACCGGCCGGCTCTCCCAACGCTCGTATCAGGCGCAGGACGGCACGAACCGCACCGTGGTCGAAATGACCGTGGACGAGATCGGGCCCAGCCTGCGCTACGCGACCGCGCAGGTCACGAAACAGGGCGGCCACGACGGCTGTCAGGGCGGCAGCACCTACGGCAACCCCGCGGGCAACCCGCCCGTTGGCCCACGGCCAGCCGCCGCGCCGTCTCAGCCGCCGGCGTCCGACCCGTGGGCCAACGGCGGCAGCGGCTACACAACGGACACGTCCACCACCGACACCGGCGACCCGGAATTCTAGAAAGGACACCCTCATGGCAAAGAAAAATGACTCTGGACTTGTCCAGGACGCGCTCATACCCGACGAAATGAGCCCGCTGAGCCTGCTGGACTTCAACAGCTCGTGCGCGAAGATCAAGCAGGCGGCCGTGGACTTCCGCCGCGCGGTCAACCACAAGATGCAGCTCGAAACCAAAGACGCCTACCTCGACAAGTTCCACCAGATCGACCCGTACACCGAGGCCGTGTACGACACGGACGCGCTCGCGCAGCACATCATCGACTGCGCCGAGGTCATCAACCGGCTGCTCACCTATCCGAAGGACGCACGCCGCGCGGTCCTGTACGACAACCTCCACGACAGCCTCGCCACGTTCGAGGAAAGCGCGCCCGACTATCCCGATCCCGACGACGATGCTGACGAGACCGACAGAGGAGAGGCCGTCGATCCGACCACCGGCGAGATCAAGTAACCACACATTGAGAGAGGCTTATATGCAGCAGGCAAACAAAAAAGCCACCCGCAACGGGGTGGCTCAGGAAAAGATGTGGTCGATATCAGCGCTCCGACGTCTCATCGGTTGGCACGACGTCTATGGTTTCTGCGTCCACATACGCCATAAAGCCGTCCGGCACTCCGTCATTGTCGTTGACGCACACAAATTCATCGTCCTCACGATCTGCCGTCAGTTCGACGAACTTGCGCAGCTCACCGAACGTAAGCTGCTCGAAATCAATCGTCACACACATGCAGCGCTGGGTCTTCTTGTCGTTGCTCATAAGTCGATTATCGCATGTCGTGAAGGCGGCGCGCCATGTCTGTGAACTTCGACAGCACCTTCGGTTTCGATCCTGCGGTGCAGGACAGCAGCATGGCCGCGCGCGGACTGTACGCGACGATGGTGACGTGGTGCGACCACCAGATATACACGCGGCCGGACTCGTTCGACGGCACCTTCGACCTCAAGCGCGTCAGAAGCGTGGGCGGCACCGTCAGACTCGTGCGCGAACTCGTTGAAAACGGGCTCTTCGAGGAGGCCGGCGAAGGCGTGTACAGGGTCGTGACCCGTCGCGGCCTCGCCGTGTTCGGCAGCTTCAAGAACCAGAAGAAACCGCTTACGCCCGAAGAAGCCGCCGAACTGCACGAGAAGAAGGTCGTCGCCGGCCACGCCGGAGGCAAGGCGTCGGGCGAGTCCCGCAGGGCGAAAGCCGAAGCAAACAGGAAGCAAAACGAAGCAGACGCGAAGCAGACTGCTTCAACTTCAACAAAGCAAACAGGAAGCACTACCGTACCTAACCAAACCAAAACCATGCCTTCTTCCTCCCCTGACCCCTCCGGGCCGGGATCGAAGCAAACCGCGTCGGTCGCCGAGGCCGAGGCCAGGGCGTTGGCCGACCCGTTCGCCACGGCGTGGAACGCCTACCCACGCCACACCGGCTCGCGACGGGAAGCCGAGAAAGCGTGGGCCGCAGCCGTGGCCGGGCACGACGGCACGTCCGCCGTGACGGAAGCGCAGCTCATCGGAGCCGTCATCGCCTACGCCAAAACCGTGGACGACCCCAGATACGCGCCCAACATGAGCCGATGGCTGCGCCAAGGCGCATACATGGACACCATGCCCAGCCAGCCGAAACCATACCGGCACGCACTGCCCGACGGCACCGTCATCGACGACCGGTGGATCACCGGCCACATCCGGGACCACGTGCCCGTAGGCACCTTCACCGACGCGATGAGAGCCGACTTCTGGGCCAGCGTCAAAACCGGCATCGACCCGGAACAAAAAGCCAAGGAAATCATCAACGAATGCCAACGAAAGGCCAGCCGATGAGCAGCAAGCCAACAGCCGAGACCCGCAGAACCGTACAGAGGCGAGACCGATACCGATGCGCCATGTGCGACCGGGAAACCGGCAGCCACTGGAGCGGCGACAGCATCCACCACAGGGAACCGCGAAGCCACCCCTTCGACCGGCTCCACCAACCCGAAAACCTGCTCCAACTCTGCGGCAGCGGCACCACAGGATGCCACGGATGGGTACACGCCCACCCCGCACGCGCCTACCGGCTCGGCTACCTCGTCCACACGGGCAAAGACCCCGCCACCATCCCCGTCTACTACCGCACAGGCGGCTGGCAGCAGCTCAACAAGGACGGCACCCGCCATCCCTGCCCGCCACCCGAAGACCTCCCCACCCACATCGACATCAAGAAAGGCGACCAATGAACACCCAACACGACATCACCGTCAGCGGCAACCCCCTCACCCCGCCAAAACCGCCAGCCAAACCCCACATGCTCCTATGGATCGACACCGAAACCACCGGCCTCGACCCCAATCAGTGCGAACTCCTGGAAGTCGGCATGCAGGTCACCGACCTGAAAGCCGAAACCCGAGGCGACAGCCTGCACCTGATCGTCCACCCCGACAACGTGCGCAACTGGGCCAACCACCCCGAAATGCTCAAAGCCTACGAAATGCACCTCGCCAACGGGCTCATGCTCGCCTGCGCCGAAGCACCCAAGACCGGCTACGACTACAAGCACACCGCGCTCAACATCCACGAATTCCTCAACGACCAACTCAGCCAATACACACTCCACCCCGCAGGAACCAACGTGGACTTCGACCTGCGCCAGCTCGACGTGCACCTCAGCCGCCACCTCGAACACCCCATCACCCAAGGACTCCACCACCGAAAACTCGACCTCACCACCCTGCGCCTCGCCGACCAAGCCATCGGCGGCAACCCCTACCAAAACCACGCAGGCACCCACCGAGTCCAGGACTGCATCCGTCGGGACATCAACGACTACACCGCCTACCTCGACATCATCCGAACCGGCACCCAAGGAGACAGGCAATGAGCTGGATCAACGACCCCGTCAACAGCCCGAAGCATTACACCGACTCACACCCCGGCATGGAATGCATCGACCTGACCGCCGACACCACCTTCTGCCTTGGGAACTGCTGCAAGTACCTGTGGCGCTACCACAGCAAGGGCCGGCCCTTGGAAGACCTCGAAAAAGCCCGATGGTACCTATGCCGAGTCATCGACTACGGCGAAAAGATCGCGTGGACGCGCCAACAGTACGACATACTCACGGCACTCGTCGCCCACACCGTCGGCGTCGAAGCCAGAACATGGGCAAAACTCAAGCAAGGCTACCCCGACCTCGCCCTCGTCCTCATCGACGAACTCATCAAACGGGAAAGAGACAAGCAATGAGCACACGCATCCACTGCGACCAATACGGCATTCCGACCGACATCAGCGAACTGGAGGCGGGGGAGTGAGTAGTCAGTATTGCAAGCCCGAGGGTTCTGATCCGGTATGGCGTTGCCCGGTCTGCGGTCAATGGTGGCAACTCGACCTACCGGACGGCGACTTCTGGGAGCCTATGAGCACGCTCAAAGCGTTCCTCTTCTACCACGTGAAATGGAAGGCGGAACGCAAACACAGAAAGGCGGGCATATGACGCGCATTCGGATCATGTGCGATCAGACGGACGGCACCACCATCAAACTCGGCACCATCCAATCCGACGAGACCGGCGACACGCTCTACTCGGCGCACCCCAGCCTCACACAGGACATGTACCGGGACACCGTCACCCTCGCCCTATTGCGCTGGATCGGCCATCTCGAACAATTCAGCCAAATCACCAACCAACAAGACAAGGACGACGCATGAGCATTGACCTGACACAACAAGCGTTGAACGCGCTTGCCGACGCCGGCCTCGACAACGACACTCCGGCCGAAGCCTACGTCATCGGATACACCCAAGGCCACAACGATGCGCTCGCGCTCGCCATCCGCATCGAACAAGCCATCACAGCCACGCCCCTCACCCCCGACGAACTCGACCTGCTCGCCCTCGCCCTCTGGGAGGCCAACGGCGAGCGCCCGACCGTGTACGAGAGCGGCAAGGCCGTCGCCGACGACGTGCTCGAATGGTGGAAGCAGGTGGCCGCGAGCGCATGGGGCTTTATCAACGGAACGGAGGCAATGCAGTGAGAAGGAACGGCAGACCATACGCCGTCGGAATCATGCCCATCGTCGTGGCCAGTTTCGCGGCGCTCGCCGTCGGGTACGGGCTCGGCGAACAGGCGCAGCTCGGCGAACAGGAGGCGCAGACCGTCACGCAGGAGGTGCGGCACACCGGCGACGTGAAGCGCCTGTGCCTGACCGTGAAAACAGGCGGGCGTATCGACGCGATCACCTGTCAGGTGCTCGACGACATGACGGGAGCGCTCTCATGAGCGATCGGATCAGACTCACCCCGGCCATGCGAGACCTGCTCTTGGAAATCTGGCAGAACGGCAGCGCCTACCCGCTCGACCGCAACCACAAGCGCACCTTCGAGGCGTTGGAGGCGCGGGACTATATCGAGCACGTCACTTGGGGGCGATGGCAGATCACCCCGCTCGGCGAGATCGTCGCCAAACAACTAGCCAAGAAAGGAAACCGGTAATGCAGGTCAGCTTCACCGCCCACGCGCCCAATCACAGCATGCTCACCATCCAGCAACGCCTCGAAGCCGCCGGCTTCACCAACGTGCACGTCAACGCCATCAGCGACAGCACACAACCCTTCACCCGCACCAACCCGGAAACCATCCAAGCCTACGAGGAAGGCAAACAACTCATGCAAGCACGATACGGCCGCTTCGACGCCATGAAAGAAGCCCGACACATCAACCCCTACCGCGACGGCGACCGATGAACTGGCGACACCAAGCCGCATGCCGCGACCACGACCCCGAACTCTGGTTCAGCGGCAACCCACACGAACAAGCGGCGGCGCTCGCCGTGTGCCGGCAATGCCCGGTCATCGACGAGTGCCGCCAGTTCGCCGACCATAACAACCGGATCAACGGCTACCCCCTGCAAGGCATCTGGGGCGGCCGCCAATACGGGGTCAAAGGACGACCCAGAAAGGCCCAACAATGAACAATATCGACACCAACGTCACCGCCTACCAGCTAGGCCCCATCACCATCATGCGCGGCACCGCCACCCCCACCCACAAGGTCGCCCACCCCGAATGCTTCGGCCGGTTCACCGTCATCGCCCTGTCACCGGCCACGGCGATCCGCAAATGCATGCGCCGCGTCGCCCGGATGTGCGCCGACTGCTCGGCACGCGAACAACTCGACCAACAGGAAGGAGCAAGGGCATGAAAGTCACCACTGGCATCAGACAGATCATCGAGGACTGGCACACCAAAGGCGTCAGCCCCGAAGAGACCGCGCAATCCCTGCGCATCCCCATCGACGAGGTCAAGGCCATCATCCTGCAAGCCCACCCCGCACCACCACAGCCCAAACGCCCCGAATTCCTCGAACCACACCTGCCCGCACTGGAAGAACCCGCCAACATCGGGGATAATAGGAAGGAAAGTTAAGGAAAGTACGCAAACCGTTGAAACGACGCCATTCCCAACCCCATCAAAGCATCGGGGACGGCGTTCGGGCAAATAAAAAGCCCCCACCTTGCGGCAGAGGCGCATTGTCCAAAAGGCAAGTCTACCAGCAAGGGCGGGGGATAGGAATGAACCAACAGGCATGCACGGCGTGCGGCCACCAGAGCGACGAAGACCGGAACCTGTGCGACGAATGCACCAAGGAATGGGCCCGACGCCTCGCATGGCTCCTCAAAGCCGGCATGCCAGCCCTCCAACAAATCGCCTACAAACAAGCCACCACCCGCGAGCGCAGCCCCCGCCACGGCAACACGGCGTATGCGGCCCCGCCGGTCAACGAGACCGCCCAAGCCCTGTTCAACGCGGTGGAGGTGCACTTGCAGCTCATGGGCGGCCGGCTCGGCATCAAGCCGCTCGGATATGACCGATACGAGCGGGCGCGCACCCTCATGCAATGGGCCGACCTCATCCGCCTGCTGCTGCGCCGCATGCGCGACCTCGCCCGGCTCGAAGACGCCTCCGGCCTGTACGCGGACACCCTGCGTCTTGCGGAACGGGTGGACGCGGCCACGTCGCACAGTGCGGAGAAACGGCTCGTCGGCGTATGCCCCGACTGTCTCAACGGTCGCGACGAGCAGGGGGAGCCGGTGCGCACGCCCATCTACGCCGCCCGAGACGCACGGTATGCGATATGCCCCGCATGCGGCGCATGGCTCGACTTGCGGCGCATCAGGCTCGAATACCTGCGCAGCGCGGGCCTCATGCACATCACCCGCACCCAGGCCGACGCCGCCCGCTGGATCAGGGCCAACACCGGCGTCAACGTGAGCGGCAACGACCTGAAGAACTGGCGCGCACGCGGCAAAATGCCCGGCACGAGACACATCGAGGGCCCCTATTGGGCGTGGAATGTGCTGGAGCTCTTGGCGTGCGCCCAGGCCAAGGACGAACGCGACCACGACGACGCTTGACCCCTGACCCGGTTCCGTGTTACGCTGTCGCGTGTAATCGGAGTATCGAGAAAGCCCTGCCCATGCTGGCGGGGCTTTTTTGTTCCCGCTGGATGGTTGGCCGAGCGGCCGAAGGCACCCGCTTGCTAAGCGGGCAAGCATGATAGCCTCATGCTTCGCGGGTTCGAATCCCGCACCATCCGCCAGCCGCCGCCGGCACCGTGCACGACCGGCGTATGCGGCACCCGAGAACACCACCACAAGCGGCGAGCGCCGGCGGGCTTTTCCTCTCCTTTCTCCCGCCGGCCGCTTCGCCGTTGGCTTGGAGAGGGAGGCTATACTTTTGGCTCGCATTCGTGTTCCGAAGGCTGCTGTGAACGTGCGACGCAGCAACGGAGCGGCACGCGCCCGCATCCGCAAGCGTCTGCTGTCGCGCTGCAACGGCAAGCCGATATGCGCGCTATGCGGCCAGCCCATAGACACCAGCCTCAGAACACCGCATCCCGGCAGCATGGAGATCGATGAGAAGCTGCCCGTTTCCAAGGGCGGCGACCCGTTCGACCTCGACAACTGCCAACTCACGCACCGACGCTGCAACCAACGCAAAGGCAATCACCAATACACCAGACTCGACACGCCGCCCGCGCCCGACGCGCAGCGGCGAGCGCCGCAGCCGATCCCGCTGTCGCGCCAATGGTAGGGGCGGTATACCCTCCCCCACCGGCCTAGCCCCTCCACGGCCATAGGGCCATAGATACCCCCGCCACCGTTTTTTCCACGGAACCTCCCCGTCGGCCCCGTCTCCCCGTGGCACGGAAACGCCATATACGGCCGTTTCGGCCGCGTTTCGGCGCTTTCGGGGCTTTGCCGTCATGTCCGGCCGTGTTCGCCGGTCTGCTGGCGTCGGCCCAGAACGGTCCGCCACGCCTGTGCCCAACCGTGCGGGAAGCGCTCGAAAACGTTGCAATTACGCTTGTCAAGCGTTACAAAACATGGTATAGTCTTGAATATGGGAAGGTTCTGCGAAATAGACGGCACGTACATCATGGGCGACAACGGCCACGGCGGCAGCGTCCAGCGCGTATGCTCCGGCCGCTGCCGGGTCGAGGCATGCCGGCGGCGCAAGGCCATACCCGAGGGGATGAAGGCGCTGCGCCGGTGGACGAGGGCGGACGGCAAACGCCCCATCCGCCCCGACGGCAAACCCGCATCCAGCACCAAGCCGGCCACATGGTCGGCGTTCGAACAGGTCGCGAACGCGGGGGAGGGCGATGGTTGGGGGATCATGCTCGGCGGCGGGCTCGCCTGCTACGACCTCGACCACATCCTCGACGAGCAAGGCCGCGTCAAGCCCCGCCACCCCGGCCGGCTCATCCTCGAACGGCTCGAACGCGAAGGCTGCCTGTTCGCCGAGATCAGCAGCAGCGGCGAAGGCCTGCACCTGTTCGTCCACTCGGACGCCCCGAGCTGGAAACGCGAAGGCGTGGAATTCTACAGCCACGACCGCTTCATCCGCATGACAGGCATCAAGTGGAACCCGAAAAGGAGGCGCAATGCTCATCGGTGACATCATCCCCTACGGGCGCAACGCCCGCCACAACGACAAGGCCATACCCAAGGTCGCCGAAAGCATCCGGAAGTTCGGCCTGCGCGGCAGCATCGTCTTGGAATCGCGCGACAACCCCGTCATCGTCTGCGGGCACACGCGCGTCGCCGCCATGAAAAGCCTCGGCTGGACGGAAATACCAGACGAGCACATCGAATACTGCGACGGCCTGACCCAAGACGAGATCGACGCCTTCCGCCTCATCGACAACAAGACCGGCGAGATCGCCACATGGAACGTCGCCCTGCTGAAAAGCGAAGCCGGACGCCTCAACGGCAAGCTCGACTTCGCCCGCTACGGCTTCGACTTCAAAAGCAAGGTCAAACCATACGGGGCCGAACGCGCCAGAACCGACGACTACTACAACCTGCGACTGTGCGACATCGACGACTGCTCTCCGGACGGCATGCCCCTGCTCGCCCCCAGCGACATCCAACCCACGCGCCTCATCGGCTTCAACTACGCCAAAAGCTGGAAGGAACCCAAGGAAGGCGTCGGCATCCACTTCTTCCTCGACGACTACCAGTTCGAACGCCTGTGGAACAGGCCCGAGGAGTACACGGGGCTGCTCAGGGGCTTCGACATGGCGTGCACGCCCGACTGGAGCCTCTACCTCGACATGCCCCGCCCCATGCAGGAGTGGAACGTCTACCGCTCCCGCGCCATAGGCGACTGGTGGCAGCGCCAGGGCCTGGCCGTGGTGCCGACCCTCTCGTGGAGCGACGGGAACAGCTACGAATACTGCTTCAACGGCCTGCCCACCGGCTCCACCGTCGCCGTGAGCACCATCGGCGTCAAGGGCGACCCGGAGCGCGAACGCCTCTGGCACGCCGGCATGGACGAGGCCATCGCCCGCGTGAGGCCCAATCGCGTGCTGCTCTACGGCGGCACCCTCGGACACGACATGCACGGCATCGAAACCATCGAATACACCAACGCCGTCACCGACCGCATGGCCGGCGACAAGCCGCCGTAAACCCCGGCGCGAGCCTGCTTGAAAACTGAAAAGAGGTACCCGACATGGGCGGACGAGGCGCAGCCAGCAGCCACGGCAAAACCAAAGCCAAGGCAAAACCACTACAGAAAGGCCACCTCACCGGCGACGAAATCCCCAAAACACCCGAAGAGACCGCCAAATACATCGGTTCGACCGTCCAGGAAGCCAAGGACATGTTCGACGCGGTGCAGGACTTCACGGCAAGCGCATACTCGGGCATCAGACGCGCGCAACGAGGAGAGAAGGCGTCCGACATCCCCGAGCTGCAAAAGAAGTACGACAGCGAGGCCAAACGGATCGAAGGCTACATCGAACGCGCGCCCAAATGGGGCGGCGGCGTCACCTACCGAGGCATGAGCCTCCCATCGTCCGTCGTCAAAGGGCTCACGGTCGGAGGAACGTTCGACGTCAACCTCGGCACCGCCTCATGGAGCACGCAGGAAAGCACCGCGCGCAGCTTCTCCAAGTCGGGCAGCGGCAGCAGGCACGTCGTGTTCGTCAGCCAAACCCAAAGCAAGGGCACCTCGATCAAACACATCAGTCACTTCGCCAAGGAGAACGAGGTGCTGGTATCCAAGAACGCGAAATACACCATCACCAACATCTCCACCAAATCCGGCAGCCCATACACCTACGTCTACGTAAAGGAGAACTAGACATGACCACCAAGAACACCGCCAAGAAGACCAGCGCCGACGAATGGTGGAAGCCACCGGTGCAGCGCACCCGCAGCCGCGCCGAAATGGCCGCACGGGCCAACGAGGACAGCCGCGCCTTCATCAAAGTCAACGCCAAGGCCCTCGGCCTCGACAAGAAGAAGAGCGGCAAATGAGCGCCACCATCACCGACGCCATCCTCGGCCAAGCCATAGGCGACGCGCTCGGCGTGCCCTACGAATTCCGCCGCCGAGGCACCTTCCACGCCACGACCATGACCGGCCACGGCACCCACGGCCAGCCCGCCGGCACATGGAGCGACGACACCAGCATGGCCCTCGCCATCTGCGACAGCATCCGCCGCAACAAGGGGCGCATCGACCCGGACGACATCCGCCGACGCTTCGACGACTGGTACCAGTACGGCGAATACACCATCGACGGGCTCTTCGACATCGGCAACACCACCGTCAAGGCCCTGCGGGCCGGCCACGGCATGACCGGCGAATACGACAACGGCAACGGCTCGCTCATGCGAACCATCCCCCTCGCCTTCACCCGCGCCACCGAAGCGCAGGTCGAACAGGTCAGCGCCATCACCCACGCCAACCCCACCAGTACCCGCGCATGCGCGCGTCTCGTCAACTACGCCCGCCAACTCGCCGCCGGGCGCACGCCGCTCGACGCGATCGGGGAGGCCGGCTACGAGACGGCGCTCGCCGACGAGCCCGAGGGCATGATCCGTTCCGGCGGGTACGTGCTCGACACGCTCAAGGCGGCCGTCTGGTGCCTCGTCACCACTGACGACTACGCAGGTTGCGCGCTCAAGGCCGTCAACCTCGGCGACGACACCGACACCACGGCGGCGGTCGCCGGAGGCCTCGCCGGCATCGTCTACGGTATCGACTCCATCCCCGCCGAATGGCTCGCCAAGCTGCGCGGCAAGGACGTCATCGACGCCTGCCTGTTCGCCTGACGCGGCCAACCGCAAGACCTCATCGAAAGCCACCCCACGGGGTGGCTTTTCTTATGCCCGAAAGGGAGGCGACAATGGACGACCTCAAGCCCGAATTCGTCGCCGCCGACCCCTACAAAAGCCGCAAATGGGACGAACTGACCGCCGGGTCCGACATCGAGCCCGCTGCGGTGCCCACGCTCACCCTCCTCGTCAACTGGTACGCGATCCTCGACCAATGCATGCGCGACATCAGCGCCGACGACGGCACCCACGTCGCCTACGTCAACGATCAGGGCGACGTCAAAGCCATGCCCCAGATCGCCACCATGAAACAGGCCAGCGCCGAGATACGGGCGCTCAACAAACAACTGTTCGCCGACGGCGGCGACGCCGCGCTCATCCGCCGCGACGCCAAGGCCATGCAGCGCGACAACCCGCTCGAACGCGCCCGGCGCGCACGCGAACTGAGACTGGAGGTCAGGAATGGCGGCAAGGCTCAAAGGAAGGCAGCGGCCTAGCTACCAGCTCACGCCCCGCCACACGGACAGCTACGGGCCCGACGCCGCCGCGCTCGCCGAAGGCTACGGCATGCCGCCCGACCCGTGGCAGCGGCTCATCCTCGACGGATGGATGGGCACCCTCAAGGACGGCCGCTGGGCCGCCGGCGACTGCGGCGTAAGCGTGCCGCGCCAGAACGGCAAGAACGGCGTCATCGAATTCCTTGAACTGTACGACACCGCCATACTCGGCCTGAAAATCCTGCACACCGCCCACGAGGTCAAGACCTGCCGCAAGCACTTCCTGAGAATGAAGAACTACTTCGAGAACGCCCGCCAATACCCCGAACTCGCGGCGGCGGTGGACTACATCAGGAACACGAACGGACAGGAAGCCATCGTACTGACCAACGGCGGCAGCATCGAATTCATCGCCCGCTCCAAAAGCTCGGGCCGAGGCTTCACCGTGGACATCCTCGTATGCGACGAGGCGCAGGAACTCACCGACGAACAAATGGAGGCCATACAGCCCGCCACCTCGTCCGCACCCAGCGGCAACCCCCAGACCATCTACGCCGGCACCCCGACCCCGCCAAGCTCGCCCGGCACCGTGTTCGAACGCATCCGCCGCACCGCCCGCACCGCGAAGCCGAAACGCACATGCTGGTACGAATGGGGCGTCGAAGAGATCGGCGACATCCACGACCGCACCCGCTGGGCGCAGGCCAACCCCAGCCTCGGCATCCGACTCGTCGAAACCGTCATCGAAAGCGAAGTCTCCAAATTCACCCCCGAAGGCTTCGCCCGCGAACGCCTCGGATGGTGGGACGAATCCCAATCCAACGCCACCGAGATCAACCCCGACGACTGGGCCGCATGCAAGACCGACCACCCATGTCAGGAAGGCCGCAACAGCTTCGCCGTCAAATTCAGCCCCGACGGAGCCACCGCAAGCCTCGTCGCCTGCGTCCGCCCGCCCAAGGGCAGCGACCTCAAACCCCACATCGAACTCATCGACGTGCGCAGCATGCGCAACGGCGTCATGTGGCTCGCCGACTTCCTCGAACAACGATGGCGCAAAACCGTCGGCATCGTCATCGACGGCCGCGTCGGAGCCCCCACCCTCGTCCAGATGCTCAAGGACCAAGGCGTCTCCAGCCGCGTCATCGTCACCCCGACCAGCCGGCAGGTCGCCGACGCCGTAAGCATGTTCGAACAGGCCATCAACGACCACCGCCTCACCCACTTCGACCAACCCGGCCTCAACGACGCCGCAGCACACGCCAAACACCGCAAGATCGGCGACGGCTACGGCTACGAGCCCGGCGACCAAAACACCGACGTCATGCCCCTCGAAGCCGCAGCGCTCGCCTACTGGAACCAGAAGACCAGCCGCCGCGACCCCGACCGCAAGCAAAGGATGGTACGACTCGCATGAACGGACTCACACCGGTCACGGACTTCTCCCGCGGACCGCAATGGTTCACGCCGCCAAGCGGCGTGGAGGGCCTCGACCCAGAGACCGAACGGCTCATGTTCCCCCTGTTCGCCGTATGGAACCGCAAACGCGCCCGCAACATGCTGCGCAGCGCCTACGCGGACGGCAAGCACCGGCTCGACCACATCGGCTTCTCCATTCCGCCAGCCATGCGCCACATCGAGGAGGTCGTGGGATGGCCCGCCAAGGCCGTCGCGGCCCACGCCGAACGCTGCATGTTCGACGGCTTCGTCAGCCCCAGCGCCAACGACGACCCCTTCGACCTCGACTCGATCCTGTCCGCCAACCAGTTCGACCTCGAACTGCCCCAGACGATCCGCAGCAGCATGACCCACTCGGTCGCGTTCATGACCGTCTCGCCCGGAGACCCGAACGCCGGCGAACCGCCGGTGATCGTCATGCCCTACTCGGCGCAATGGTCGGCCGGCCTGTGGAACTTCCGCACCCGCAGCCTCAAGGCCGGCCTCGTCGTCAACGACGTGGACGACTACGCCATGCCGACGATGTACAGCATCTACACGCCGACCGAAGTGGCCACGCTCAAGCTCGCCGGCAAATGGGTCGTCGACCACGTATGGCACCACAACCTCGGCCGCGTCCCGATGGAGGCCCTGCCATACCGACCCGACATCGACCGCCCATTCGGCCGCAGCGTCATCAGCCGACCCGTCATGAGCATCACCGACGACGCCGTACGCACCGTCATGCGCACCGAAGTCAGCGCCGAATTCTACAGCGCACCCCAACTGCTGCTGCTCGGAGCCGACAAAGACAGCTTCCTCGACGACAAAGGCAACCCCATACCCGTATGGGAATTCATCATCGGCCGCATCAACGCCATCAGCCGCGACGACAACGGCGACGTGCCCACCGTCCAGCAGATCAGCCAACAAAGCGTCCAACCCCACGTCGAACAGATGCGCGAACTCGCCAGCCGCTTCGCCGGCGAAACCAACGTCCCCGTCTCCAGCCTCGGCGTCGTCACCGACAACCCATCCAGCGCCGAAGCCATGCACGCAGCCGAAAAGGACCTCGTCATCGACTGCGCCGCAGCCAACCGCGTCTACGGAGCCGCCCTGCGCCGAATCGCACAGGACATCATCATGATCCGAGACAACACCGCCGGCATCACCGACGAAATGGCCGGCATCACCGCCAGATGGCGGTCCCCGGCGCTGCCCAGCGTCATCGACAGCGGCGACGCGATCGTCAAGCTCATCGGCGCGTTCCCGTGGCTCGCCGACACCAGCGTCGCCCTGGAGGAGGCCGGCTTCACCGACGAGCAGATCACCCGCCTGCTCGCCGAGAAGCGCCGCAACCAAGCCACCGCCACCGCCACGCAGATGCTCGCCGCCCTCACCTCGCAACAGACGCAGAAGGAACCCGAGAATGGTCAGCAGGACACAACTCGACAAACTCAACCTGACGCAGCAGCAGGCGGTCAGACTGGCGATAGCGGAGATGCGCAAACTGTGGACGACGCTCAATGAGCTCACCCCCGAATGGCAGCACGACCTGCTGCTCGACGCGATCCCGCAGCTCGCCGCCAGATACGGCGACATCGCCGGCACCGCAGCGGCCGAATGGTACGAAGCCACCCGCCTCGAAAACACCGGCGGCGCGTTCGACGCCCTCACCTACGGCAGCTTCAACCCCGACGCCATCAAAGGCAGCATCGACGCCAAGGCCTACCCCATGATCCTCGGCGGCAACCCCCAGCAGGCGTTCGGCTTCCTCACGGGCGCAATGCAACGCTGGATCAGATACGTCGGCCGCCAGACCATCGCACGCAACTGCCAGCACGACCCCTTCAAACCCAGATGGGCCAGAGTCCCCAGCGGCGCGAAGACCTGCGCATGGTGCGAAATGCTCTGCTCGCGCGGCTTCGTCTACTACTCCAAGGAAACCGCCGGGGCGCTCGCCCACTGGCACGACGAATGCGACTGCTCGATCGTGCCCGAATGGGAGAAGGACGACACCCACATCGCCGGCTACGACCCAGACCTCTACTACTCGCGGTACAAGGCCGCGTGGGACGCGGCCGGCGGCTACGGGGCCACCGACGCGCAGGTGACGCACTGGATGCGCGTGCTCAATCCGGGGGCCTACACCGACAACGCATAGATTTACCGCGACCGGAACCGGATCGCGGCGGCACTCGCACCGCATTGCGTGGACACCAAACAACCGACGGCCGGACAGCCGGCAAGGAGAAACGACCATGTTCCGAAAGTCATGGATGAAGCACATCCGCACGATCGTCGCCGAAGGCGAGACGGGCGGAGACTCCGAGAACACCGCCGAACAGGCGGGAGAATCCACCAAGGACGAGCCGCAGCGCACGTTCACCCAAGACGAGGTGAACGAGCTCGTGGAACGCCGTCTGGCGAGGGAGCGGGCCAAGCAGGGCGACATCGCCGAGCTGCGCCGCAAGGCCAAGCTCTACGACGAAGCCGAAGAGGCCAGCAAGACCGAGACGCAGAAGCTCACCGAGCAGAACCAGAAGCAGGCCGCACGCATCGCACAGCTCGAACACGGCAAGCTCGTGTCCGACGCATGCATGGCGCACGGCATCCCCGCCGAATACGCCGACCTCGTGACCGGCGCGGACGAACCGGCCGTCAACGCATCCGCCGAGAAGGTCGCCAAGCTCATCGGCGGCGCGGCCAAGCCCGCAGCGGAAACCCCGGCCGTCACAGTGCCGAGCGAAGGCATGCGGCCGGCAACAACCGGCAGCAAGACCATCTACGAGCTCATCGCCGCCGCCGAGAAGAACGGCGACACCGCCAAGGCCATCGCGCTCAAGAGCATGCTGCTCTCCGACAAGAACTAACCAACCGATCCGAAAGGAACCATCATGACTGGAATCACCGGTCAGGGAACCACCTACAACCTCCCCAACTACGTCGGCGAACTGTTCGCCGTCAGCCGCGAGGACACGCCGCTGCTGTCCGCCATCGGCGGACTGACCGGCGGCCGCTCCACCACCGCCACCCTGTTCGAATGGCAGGGCTACGACCTTCGAGACCCCGACGCCAACCGACAGCGCCTCGAAGGCGCGGCCGCCCCGGACGGCGAGGCCCGCGTGCGCTTCCACGCCAACAACGTGGTCGAAATCCATCAGGAAAGCGTGGAGATCAGCTACACGAAGCAGGGGGCCACCGGCAACCGCTCCACCGGCGGCATGCCGACCGTCAGCGTGGGCGGCACCGTCATCCCCGCCGACGAGCTCGGCTGGCAGATCACCCAGCAGCTCAAGCAGATCAGCCGCGACGTCGAAGCCTCGTTCATCACCGGCACCTACCAGAACCCGACCGACAACACCAAGCCCCGCAAGACCCGAGGCCTGATCGAGGCGATCACCACCAACTCGCGCAGCACCGAACACACCGCCGCGCAGCTCACCGCCGACGACGTGCTCGACCTCGCACAGCTCGCATGGGACAACGGCGGCATCCGCGAGACCGAGACCCGCACCATCGTCGTCAACTCCACCCTCAAGCGAGCCCTGACCCGCGCGTTCGTCACCGACCGCAACTACCGCGAGGAAACCCGCAACGTCGGCGGCGTCAACCTCCAGACCATCGAAACCGACTTCGGCCGGTTCAACATCATGCTCGACCCCTACGTGCCCAAGGACAAGCTGCTCGTCCTCAGCCTCGAGGAACTCGCCCCCCGCTTCCTCGAAATCCCCGGCAAGGGCCACTTCTTCGCCGAACCTCTCGCCAAGACCGGAGCCGCCGACAAGGTGCAGCTCTACGGCGAGATCGGCCTCGAATACGGCAACGAGAAGGCGCACGCCATCCTCACCGTCGGAGCCAACGCACCGTCCACCAAGGTCGCGGGCGTCACCTTCGACAAGAAGACCATGGCCGTCAAGGTCGGAGCCACCAACACCGTCAAGGCGAGCATCAGCCCGCTCGACGCTACCGACAAGACCGTCACATGGGCCAGCAGCGCCGAAGCGACGGCCACCGTCAAAGCCGACGCCAAAGACCCGCTCACCGGCGTCGTCACCGGCGTCACCGCAGGCACGGCCAACGTGACCGCCACCACCAAGGACGGCGCGAAGGTCGCCACCGTCGCCGTCACCGTGAGTGCCTGACCATGAGCGACGAGACCGAGCAGCAGCCGTTCGCGACCGTCGCCGACCTCGAAAAACGCTGGTACGGGCGAAAGTTCGCCGGCACCGACAAGGAGGACCACGTCAAGGTCCTCCTTGAGGACGCCAGCGACCTGATCCGCCGATACCCCGGACACCGAAGATGCACCGAGGCCACGCTGCGCCGCATATGCTGCGCCGTGGCCCGGCGCACCCTCGAAAACGAGGAAAGCGACCTCAACAGCAACGTCACCAACATGAGCGAGACCGTCGGCCCCGTGTCGCAGAGCTACACGTTCGGGAACACGGGGGCCGACATGCGCCTATGGCCCAGCGAGGAAAAGGAACTCGGCGTGGGATGCCAGCGTGCATGGAGCTACGACCCGTTCAAGGGGGCCAAGCCATGAAACGCATCCAAGGCATAGACGTCCGACTCGCCCGCCGCGAACCCTACCGGCTGCCCGACGAGATGAACGAACAGACGCTCATAGACCTGCCGCCCGAGACCATCGCCAACGCGATCGTCACCGACGGCACGCAGGCCAACGCCGGCGAAGCCGAACGCCCACAAGGCACGGACACGGCCATCACCGTGTACCTGCCACGCTCATGGCCATGGCGAAGCCTCAGGGGAGCCCGCCTCACCATCGACGGCACCGACTACTGGGTGCACGGCGACCCCCACCCGGTACGAACCAACCTCACCCCGACCGGATACTGGCCCGTCGCCATCCAAGCCAGCACAAGGAAGGCGTGAACATGGCACGAACCCGCGTCAAACTCGACCTCAAGGGCTTCCGCGCCTACCGGCGAGACCCGACCGTCAAGGCCGTCCTCGACGAACAGGCACGGGCATGGGCCATGAGGGCGAACGGGGCAAGACGCCGCCGCAAGGCCGAATACGAGGCGGTGCCCGCCGCCGACAGCGAACACGGCAGCGTCGCGCTCGTCCACACCGGCAACATCGAAGCCCGCTTCGACAACGCCGAAAACAACACCCTCCTCCACACCATGTAGGAGCCGCCGCATGTCCAGCATCGCATCCACCGCCATCCAATGGATCAACCAACACCCGCCGGACGGATACACGGCACACGGCAGCACGCCAGACCCGCGCCCCGAACGATACATCACCGTGCAGCGATCCGGCGGCGTCAGGACCCGCTACAGGGACGACGCCATGCTCATCGTCCAAGTCAACGCCCCCACCCGCTCGCAGGCCGCAGACACGGCCGAACAAGTCGCCGACCTGCTGCTCGACATGTGGCGGCTCCCCGAAATCGCCGACGTCGAGATACACAGCATCGCCGACGCCAGCCTCAACGGACCGCCGGTCGAACACCGCTACCAGATCACTGCGGAAATCACCACAACCACCTGAAGGAACCAACATGGCAACCAAGAACAACAAGAAAAACGTAAGCCTCGGCAAACCGATGGTCGCCGGCGTCGCCTACCGCGCGTCCGCCGGCACCGCACTGCCCACCGACGCCACCACCGCGCTCGCGGCCGCATACGAATGCGTCGGCTTCCTCAGCGAGGACGGCATCACCAACGCCACCGACACCGACAACACCACCATCAACGACATGGGCGGCGTGCAGGTCATCAACGAGATCAGCAGCTACGCCGAAACCTACCAGTTCACCATGATCGAGACCCGCGCCGAAAGCCTCAAGGCCCGCTACGGCGACGGCAACGTCACCTCCACCGGAACCGACGGCGCGGCCACCATCACCGTCCTGCACGCCATGCCCGACGGCGAATCCTGCGTCTGGGTCTTCGAAATCCTCATGACCGGCAACCGCGTCAAGCGCATCATCATCCCCGACGCCACCATCAGCGAGGTCGGAGACATCACCTACTCCAGCACCGAAGTCATCGGCTACGACGTCACCTACAGCGCCAACCCGTCCGACCTCATCGACGGTGCCACCAGCAAGGAGATCATCGCCCCGCTGTCCAAGGACGCCACCAAGGCGCTCAAGCAGGCGCTCCACGCCGCAGCCTGACCCGCGCACCGATAAACAGCCGAGCCGACCGGAACCACATCCGGCCGGCTTTTTTCGATTCCCATGAAAGGACAACCAATGACAACCAAGCCGCAGGACCACAAGCAGCCCAAGGACAAGCCCCGCAAGGTCGAGGTCATGGGCGCGACCCTGACCATCGACCCGTCCATCCTCGACGACCTCGACATGGTCGAATACCTCTACGACCTCCAGCACGCCGCCGACAGCGACGACGGTGGCTTCGCGATCGTGCCGTTCCTGCGCAAGCTGTGCGGCGACGACTACACGAACGTGAAGAAGGCGCTGCGCGACGACAACGGACGCATCCCCTTCGAGAAGGTCGGCGAATTCGTCCAGCATCTCATCGAAGCACTCAACCCAAACTCCTGACGCTCGTGGAAATGATGGAGGCCGCGCCCGACGCCCTGCGGGCCGACCTCCAACGCTTCTACGGGCTCGACATGGACGAGATCGGCCACACGGTGAGGGTGCGCCGCGCCGCCGACCTCGCCGCCAACCTCCCCGAAGACGCACTCACCTGGGGACGCATCGACGAACGCGCCACATGGGGAACCACCAAACACCTGCTCGCCACCATCGCCGACAACACCGGCTTCATCGCATGGACGAAGACCAAAGCCGCCAAACAAGGCCAATGGCGCGGCGCGATCGAACGCCCCGGCTTCCCCCAAACCGCCAACGTCCAGAAGCTCGACCCCGACAACATGCTGCGCATCCTGCGCATGCCACGAACCTGACCGAAGGGAGCGCACATGGTCGAACTAGCACACGCCTACGTGCAGATCGTCCCATCCATGAGCGGCGTCGGCCGAGCCATACAGGACGCCTTCGGCTCAGCCGGAGACAAAGGCGGCGCACAGGCCGGCAAGAACTTCACCACCGGCTTCACCGCCAAGATCGGAGCCGTCGCCGGCGTCACCGCGAACGTGTTCAACAAAGTCGCCGGCGTGGTCGCCTCCAGCCTCAACAGCGCCATCGGCCGAGCCGACCAGATGAACAACTTCCCCAAGGTCATGAAAAACCTCGGGTACTCCAGCGAGGACGCGGCGGCGAGCATCAAGAAGATCAGCGCAGCGCTCGACGGCCTGCCCACCACCAGCTCGGCCATGACCGGCATGGTGCAGCAGCTCGCCCCATTGACCTCGAACCTCGACGAGGCCACCGACATCGCGCTCGCGTTCAACAACGCCATGCTCGCCGGCGGCGCGAGCACGATCGAGCAGGAAAACGCGCTCACCCAGTACACGCAGATGCTCTCCGCCGGCAAGGTGGACATGCAGGCGTGGCGATCCATACAGGCCGCCATGCCCGGCCAGCTCAATCAGGTCGCCGAGGCCATGATGGGAGCCGGCCACAACGCCAACGACCTGTACGAGGCCATGAAGGACGGAACCTACAGTTTCGACGATTTCAACAAGACCGTCGTGCGCCTCAACAACCAAGGCTTCGCCCAATACGCGAGCTTCGCCCAGCAGGCCAAGGACGCCACCCAAGGCATCGGCACGGCGTTCGAGAACGTCCGCAACCGTGTGGCCAAGGCCGTCCAGAAAGTCATCGAGGCCGTAGGCGTGGAGAACATCGCCGGCGCGATCAACGGCTTCAGCTCCCAGTTCGGCAAGATCGGCGACGCCGCAGCCAACATGGTCACGGGCGTCAAGAACTGGCTCGGCCAAGCCGCGCAGGCCGCCAAGCCGCTCGTCTCGATATGGCAAGGCGATTTCGCCAAACTCGGCATGTACCTCACCGGCCTCGGCGCGAACGCGGCCGCATTCGGCAAAAGCCTGCTCGACGTCATCACCAACGGCGGCGGCATGCAGAGCTTCCTCGTCGGCCTGAACAACGTCATCTCGGCGCTCGTCAACTGGTGGATCGCACTCACCCGCAACGTGAGCATCTTCATCGGAACACTCTCCGACACCGGCGGCGTGCATGCGTTCCTCGCCGCCCTCGGCGAACTCTGGCAAGGCCTGACCCAACTGTTCCAAGGCCTACAGGACGCCGCCACCGGCCTCCTCGCAATCGGCGAGAACGGCGGCGCGGCCGCCACAGCGGGCAAACTCGTCGGAGACGCCTTCAAGGTCGCCGCCCCGATCGTCAAGGCGCTTGCCGGCACACTGCAATCGGTCGGCGAATGGGCCGGCGAACACGGCGACATCGTGCGCGCTGCCATCATCGGCATCGGCACCGCGTTCGCCGCGGTCAAGGGCTATCAGGCGCTCAACAGCGGTCTACAGGCGCTAACCGGAACCATGAACACGGTGACGACCGCCGCCAAGGGCATCAGCAACGGCATCATGCTCATGACGGACCTGGGCGGCCCGGTCGCCATGCTCAAGCAGATGGCCGGAGGGCTGAGCCTCGTCAAGACCGCACAGACCGCATGGAGCACGGCCACGAAGATGGCGACCGCCGTGCAGGGCGCGTTCAATGCCGTCATAGCCGCCAACCCCATCGGCGCGATCGTCGTCTCCGTCGCGGCCGTCGTGGCCGCGCTCGTCTGGTTCTTCACCCAGACCGAGGTAGGCCGCAGGGCATGGGCCGCGTTCACTTCATGGCTGTCCGAGACATGGGCCGCGCTCGTGGAGGGCGCCAAGGCGATATGGAACGGGCTCGGCGAATTCCTCGCCAACCTATGGGCGACGATCACCGGCGGCGTGCAATCCGCATGGAACGGCATCGCCGGCTTCTTCACGGGCCTATGGCAGACGATCAGCGGCGGCGTCACCGGCGCATGGACGTCGATCACCACGTTCCTGTCCGGCGTGTGGACCGGCATCAGCACGACCGCCACGACGATATTCAACGGGATACGCGACTTCATCGTCAACGTGTTCACCGTGATCGGCGCGCTCATCGTCGCACCCTTGCAGGCGATCCGGAACGGCATCAACACCGTGTTCGGCTGGATACTCTCGTTCATCACCCAGCAGATGAACAGCACGAACACCGTATGGAGCACCATCTGGACGGCGATCTACAACGTCGTCAACACGATCTTCACGCTTATCAGCGGCTACATCTCGACCGTGGTGAACGCGATCCGCACGGTCATCGTCGTGTTCCTCAGCCTCCTCAAGGGCGACTGGCAGGGCGCATGGGACGCGATCAAATCGTTCTTCACGACCACATGGGACGGCATCAAAGCGTTCCTGTCGAACATCCTCGACGGAATCAAGGCCGTCTGGACCACCGTATGGACCGCCATCAGCACGTTCTTCACCGACGTGTGGAACAGGATCGTCGCGTTCTTCACGCCGATCATCAACGGCATCAGGAACACGATCGGCAGCGTCCTCAACGCGATCAAGAGCGTGTGGACGAGCATCTGGAACGCGGTCAAGTCCGTCGCATCCACCATCTGGAACGCGATCAGCGGCGTGGTGTCCACATACATCCAGAACGTGAGCAACACCATCTCGACCGTCCTGAACGCCATCAGCGGCGTATGGACGAGCGTATGGAACAGCGTCAGCTCGTTCCTGGGAAACATCTGGCACGGGATCACGTCGGCCGTGTCCAACGGCATCCAGAACGTGAGCAACACCGTCGGCCGCATCAAAAGCACCGTGCTCGGCGCGGTCAGCGGCGCCGGCCAATGGCTGTACGACACGGGCCGTCAGATCATCAGCGGCCTCATCAACGGCATCGGCGGCGCGTTCCAATGGGTCAGGAACACCATCAGCAACCTCGGCAGCAGCCTCGTCGGCTGGGCCAAGAGCGTGCTCGGCATCCACAGCCCGTCACGCATCTTCCGCGACGAGGTCGGCAAATGGATACCCGCCGGCATGGCCCAGGGCATCGACAAGGCCAGCGGCCTCGTCGCCGACAGCATCGACGGACTCACCGACATGGTCCCGACCGTCAGCCTCAAGACCGACACCAGCCGACTCGAAACCCCGCTCGCATACCACGGCACCGTCAACGGCGGCCGGATCGCGTACATGATGGACGAACAGGCCGGCGAATACGCCACCAAACAGGACATCATCGACGCGATCGACGCGGCCCTCGCCGCCGGCATCACGCTCAACCTCAACGACCGTGGCGGCGAGGTCATGGCCGGCAAACTCGCCAAACCAATGAGCTACGAACTCAACAGCCTCGCCATGAGAGGCCGTTAAAACCAGAGAGGAAAGCATCATGCTCTACCAGCGACGCATGCGCCTGCCGCATGTCGAAGACCCCACGCTCAACGGCGTCCCGCTGGAGCGCATGATGTTCTCCCTCGCCGCCGACGGCATCACCATCGACGCCACCAAGCCCACAACCAGCACGCAGGACATGCCCGGCCGCGACGGACAACTCGACCTCACCCTCGAAGACCCCACCGGGGCCGCGTACATGGGCAACCGCGCCATCACGCTCACCCTGTACGCGATCGGCGGCGAAGACGACATCCTCGCCGCCAAAACCCGCCTCGCCGCCCTCGCCGGCACCATCGTCACGCTCTCATGGCGCAGCCTGCCCGGCGAATACCGAGGCCGCATGAGCCTCGGCGCATGGGCGGACAAATGGGCCGGCCCCCGCCAGATCGCCACGCTCGTCACCGTGAGCATCGACGCCCACCCCTACCTGATCGGCCGCGGCCGATCCATCGCGCTCAAAACGGGCGCGAACACGATCCACGTCAAAGGCAACCGGCCATGCTGGCCCACATGGACGCTCACCCCCGCCGCCGACGCCAAGACCGTCAGCATCAAGGACGCGCACGGCCACACCCTCGCCGTCGCGTCCACCACCGCCATCACCGGACGAATCAGCATCATCACCGACCCCGACCACCGGGAGCTGCGCGTCAACGGCAACCTCATGGCTCCGACCCTCGAATCCGACTACTTCCCCCTGCCGCCCGGCGTGCACACGCTCACCCTCACCGGAGCCACCGCCGCCAGTCTCGCGTACAGGCCACTCACACTCATCTAGGAGCACACTCATGCGATACATGATCTTCGACCGCTGGGGCAACCCGCTCGGCGACCTGCCCTACGCCATCAAGGCCATCCGCACGAGAGCCACCGACGGCACCGACACCCTCGACATCACCACCATCGGCGAGATCAACAAGGACGAACGCATCGCGTTCAAGGACTCGATGGGCCGCTGGGCGGAATACCTATGCCAGTCCACCCAGACCGCCCGCGCCGCAGGCATGCCCGTCACCGTCGCCTACTGCACCGGCAGCATCGCCGAACTCTCGCGCACCTATATCGAGGACAAACGCAACCGCAACGCGAACGCCAAAGCCTGCCTCGCCAAAGCCCTCGAAGGCACCCGGTGGGCGGTCGGCACCGTCGAGACCGGCACCATCACCGGCACGGCCAACCTCGCCTTCTACCACTGCACCGCCCTCGACGCCATCCAGAAGACCGCCGACACCTACGGGCTCGAAGTCCAGACCGAATACCAGCCCGACCCGACCGGCAACCGGATCGGCCGGCGCATCATCCACCTCGTCGAACACCGGGGCACCGCCAACACCACGAAACGCTTCGAATACGGCAAAGACCTCACCCAAATCAAACGCGACATCGACAGCGGCGACGTCATCACCCGCCTCTACGGGTGGGGCAAAGGCATCGAACAAACCAACGACCAAGGCGAGGCCACCGGCGGATACAGCCGCAAAATCAGCTTCGCCGACGTCAACAACGGCAAACCCTACGTCCAAGACGACCAAGCGCTCGCCAACTGGGGCATACCCGGCCCCGACGGCACCAGACACCACAGCGAAGCAAGCGTGGACTTCCCCGACTGCGAAGACCCCAAGGAACTCCTAAACCTCACCAAAGCGGCGCTCAAGACCCGCACCACGCCGACCGTCAGCTACACGGCCGACGTGACCGCACTCGGCCAAGCCGGATACGACCCGGAAGGCACGGACGTCGGCGACAGCGTGCAGATCATCGACACCAGCTTCACCAATCCCCTCCGCCTCGAAGGCCGCATCCTCCAGATCGAGGAAGACCTAGCCGGCAGCCTCGCCGAAACCAAGATCACCCTCGGCAACATCCGGCAATCCTACACGCAGCGCCTCGCCGCCCAACAGCAGGCCCTCGACAAACTCGTCTCCAACTCCGGCGCATGGAACAGCGCCGCCGGCGGCACCGGCCCGTACATGAAGGACCTCATCGACCGCATCAACCAGATCATGAACGCCACCGGCGGATACACGTACCTCAAACCCGGCCAAGGCATCTACGTGTACGACAAGCCCGAAGACCAGAACCCCACCCAATGCATCCACATCGGCGGCGGCTACTGGCGCATCGCCGACCACAAGAAAGCAAACGGAGACTGGGACTTCCGCAGCCTCGCCAACGGCAAGGGCCTCTTCGCCGACACCATCTTCACCGGCCGACTCTCCGACGCAGCAGGCCTCAATTTTTGGGATATGGACACCGGCGAATTCAGCCTGTCCGCCCGCAGCGCCGTGGGCGGCAAGACCGTGCAGGAATACGCCGACGGCGCGCTCTCCGACGCGAACTCGTACACCGACGCGGCCAAGCAGGCGGCGATCACCGAGGCCAAGCGTCAGGCCGACGCGGCCGACACGGCCAAGCTCGCCGAAGCGAAGAAGTACGCCGAGGCCGATGCGACGAACAAGGCGAACGCGGCCCTCGAGGCGGCGAAGAAGGCGGCAGCGGCCGGCGACACCAGCACGCTCGAAGCCGCCAAATCGTATGCCGACAACACGGCCACGAGCCATGTGAACACGTTCGAGAAGGCGCTCACGCAACAGTACATCTTCAACAAGCTCACGAACAACGGCCAGCTGCAGGGCCTGTACATGAGCGGAGGACTGCTGTACGTCAACGCCACCTACCTGCGAAGCGGCATCATCAGCGGCGCGAGAAGCTACTGGAACCTCGACTCCGGAATCTTCAGCATGAGCGACGCGAACGGATTCGAAACGGTTCATCTCGACGGCGACGGAGTCCATAACACGCTCACCGGCACCTTCCAGACTGGCACGTCCGGATCTCGCCTGTGGATGAGCCCGAAATTCAAACAGAAGCCGATCGGAGGATCCGCCGACATCACCGGCGCCGGCATCTCGTTCATCCACGCAACCACGGCGGCGCAGCAGCCATACATCGCTGCCGAGTCCACGAATTCCGAGATGGGCGAGATCTCGACGCTCACCTTCAACGGCGGTCGTCGCGCGAACACAGATCCAGGCGCCTTCGTACGAGTCGGCAGCACGAAAACCGACAACGCCAAGATGCGAGGTGTCTTCCAGGCACTCGTCATGCGCGACTACAGCCTGTCGTCAAATGACGCGA